TACCCACACTTGCTCGTCACGCGGTTGGCTTCGACCGACTGTTTAACGAGCTTAATCGTACTTTTGCTAACAGCAAATCAAACGATAATTATCCTCCGCACAATATCGTACAAATTGACGAAACACATTACGCTATTCAGCTGGCAGTTGCAGGCTTCGCTGAGGATGAACTGGACATTGAATATAAAGATAATGTTCTAACAGTGCGCGGTGAGAAAAAAGAAAAAGAAGAAATTACATATCACTATCGTGGTATTAGTTCTCGCAACTTTACTCGTAGTTTTCCATTGGCCGACCATATGGAAGTGCGTGGGGCTACAGTGGTAAATGGTATTTTGGCAGTCAGTATTGAGCATATTGTTCCGGAAGAAGATAAGCCCAAGAAGATTGCAATTACATTTGCTAAGTAATATAATAATTGTAGGGGGAATAGTCCCCCTACTCAACTAGATTAGACTATGAGCAAAACAGATATAGTTGTAAAACCAAAGATTCAAATAAAAACACAAATTCAACCCCCTAGTTTGTTTAACGTTATCTATATGAACGATAATGTAACTACAATGGAATTTGTTATTGAATCATTAAAAAATATTTTTTATCATAGCGAAGAATCTGCTAGAGAAATCACACAAAAAATACATGACGAAGGATCCAGTGTTGTAAGCACATTACCTTATGAAATAGCAGAACAAAAAGGTGTCGAAGCTACACTCATGGCACGTAACAACGGTTTTCCGCTCAACGTTAAATTAGAACCAGCTACTTAATGATATTCAATAAAATTCGTGAACTTAAGGATAAAGGACTTAAGATTGGAATTACCTTTTCGACTTTTGATATGCTTCACGCCGGACATGTGGCTATGCTGGCTGAGGCTAAGAATCACTGCGACTATCTTATTGCGGGATTACAAACTGATCCCACCATTGATCGCCCCGACACGAAAAACAAACCGGTACAAAGTATTGTTGAAAGACAAATTCAGCTTGCAGCATGCCGTTATGTTGATGAAGTTGTTGTGTACCAAACCGAACAAGATCTGGTAGACTTATTGCTAATTCTTCCATTGAATGTGCGTATACTTGGCGTTGAATATGCCAACAAGCCATTTACCGGTGATGCAGAATGCTATAGTCGTGGAATCGAGCTAGTGTTCAATAGTCGTGATCATAGTTTCAGTTCAAGTAGTCTGCGTAAACGTGTCGCCACAGCAGAATCATTGCGTGTGCTTAAAGATGAGCCCGATAAAGAAAAACTTCCTGAGTTCAAAGATCATATCTATTCAGTTTTTAATTCATAACCATGACAGATATAATGTTAGACCTTGAAACACTGAGCACTAGACCGTGGTCAGTGATCCTTACACTAGGTGCTGTAAAATTTAGTCCTTGGGACTCAGACGTTGATCAAGGACAAGGACTATATTTAAAACCTGATGTAGACGAACAGTTAGGTATGGATCGTCATGTCCAAGATGAAACTGTTGCATGGTGGAGTACTCAGACCGAGGAAGTTAGAGAAGAAGCCATGGGCACAGATGGGCGCATAAGCATAAATGAAATGCTTGATCGACTCAATAGATTTTTAGTTGGAGCTGATAATATTTGGTGTCAAGGTCCTGCATTTGACATAGTCATTCTCGAAGACCTATATCGACAAGTTGGTCGTCCAACTCCGTGGCAGTTTTGGCAAATTAGAGATAGTCGCACACTATTTTCAGTCCATGGTGATCCTAGAAAAAAAGATAGGCATGGTGCTCACAATGCACTAATTGACTGTTATTATCAAGCTCGTGCTGTACAGGATATATACAAATCAGTGGGGATAAAAAAACGCGGATGGACATAATTTTTAATAGAACAGTTGCTGAACAAATTTCAGAAAACTACTTGGTCTTAGAACTAGAACCTCATATAGTGGGCGATGATATTTTAGAAACTTTTTGTATAGTACCAAGTGAAAAAATGTCAATTGACGAATTAGCCAAATTGGATCATTGGAAAAAATTACATAACGAGTTTGTCCAAGCCAATAAAGATAAAAATGCAAAACTTTGTCGAGATCTAGCCGAACACCTCAAAGGAAAATGGGCTGGCGAATTAGACGAATTTTACGACATTGTTTGCAATAGGTTTTAATAATACAACATAATTACAAAGTTGCTTGATCATATATATATTATATGAACAAGTTATTAGCTGCCATCTTACTGGCCACAATAGCATCGGCAGCTATAGCCGAACCTAGATCTAGACAAATACGTTTTATGTGCGGTAGCATTGAAGACGTAGAATCTACAATGCAAAAGTATAATGAAAAGTTAGTCATAGTCACACAAGCACCAAATGAAGAAACAATAAACTTATTGTATGCTAATTTTGAAACTCAAACTACTAGCTGGTTTATTCATGATTTAACAACAAATGAATATTGCATGGTGGGTGTAGGTAAAGCAATATACATACCAGACGAAAGTCCTTTACAAAAAGGCACAGGAATTGGAACTAAAATTAATTACAAATAAGCCTGGATTTCCAGGCTTTTTTTACGGCGAAAGGAACTAACGATGAGCTGGTTCGCACACAAACCCCCTAGAAATCCACCCCCACCACCCCAACCCACTCGCCAGCCCCAAAGAATGTAATAAATACTATACTTTCGATTACCGCTGATTCTGTCAATTAAAATAAAAACAAGGAATCAAAGAAAGTGGATCCGTTAACCCTGTTTGCCTTGGCAAACGGAGCAGTAAAACTTGTAAAGGAAGGATGTAAACTTTACAAGGATATAAAAGGAGCTGCCGGGGACATAAAAGATGTCCTCGCGGATCTTGACGATCAATTTCATAAAAAATTTAAAGATAAGCAACCTACTGTAGCTGAACGTAACCAGTACATAGAGGAAAAAAATCGTGTTATGGCTTTGAATAAACAAAGCGGTGACACAACAAACATTTATACAGAGATTGGCCAACAGCTAGGTACATACTTTGATAATCTTCACAAATGTATGGCAGTGTTTGAGGAAGAAGAGCGTCGCAGCAAGACAGAAGTTTATCATGGTGAAGATAGTGTAGGGAAACGTGCTCTTCAGCGTGTGTTACTGAAAAAACAGTTAACCGCCATGGGTGAAGAACTGCGTGAAATCATGGTTTATCAAAGTCCGCCGGAATTAGGTGCACTGTGGACTGAAGTAGAGGCCATGATGAAAGTGGTTGGCAAAGAGCAAGCAGGCGCAATAGCAGCCGAAATGAAACGTGACCGAGAGCTTGCTCAAAAAAGAGAACGTCGTAAAAGAGCAATAAAGTACAGAATATTATGTTGGAGTTTAAGCAGTATAGGTGTATTATATCTGGTATGGTTAATTTGGGCAGTTGTTCAGATTCGTATTGAAAATCATCCTGAACTAGGACGCTGTTTACTACCCAAAGGTACTTGGCCATACCAACATTATCAAAATTTAAAATGGGTTGAATGTGAAATAGAGATGTAAAAAATATTTTTTTTCTGTTATAATTATAATATGAACGTTGATACAAGAACTATTGAAAATTTTTTAAACGACGACGAAGTTGAAATATTAGAGCAGTTTATAATGACTTCGTGTGACCCATGGGAAAATTGGAATCCTGGAGATACTCCATCTGGACAAGTGTTATCAGGATGGTACTACGGATTTGATTTTTACAATGAAAAAAATAAACTTGTAAGAGATATTTTGCAACCTAAATTTGATAGAGAGTTTGGCACTGATCTTGTGATTCAACAAATACACATATTCGACAGTATTGATCCATATAAAATACACAGTGATGTAGATAATGGAGATCCTCTACCCCATGCACCAAATGCAGCATGGACATTTATTATTCCCTTGTTTGACGTCAACAGTCACACCATAGTTTTTAATGAAGAATCTGAAATAAAAATTTTACAACATTACATGCAGGACCACGATCCTTACGATCCTCCTAAAATTGATTACAACACATGGAAGGAATATTTTTCACATTGTCCTTACGAATACTGCACATATCTATCAATCGAAGATATCTTTAAATGGAAAAAAGGTTCTTTATTCGCTGCCAGTAGATATAAATTTCATACCAGTGACAATTTTCTAATAAATGGCGTGAAAAATAAGAGAGCCATTGTAGCCTGGACTAGCCTTCCCTAATGTTTAGACAACTTTTTTATGGCGCTATCTTTCTATGCGCCTGTAACTTATCCTTTGCAAAAAATATACAAGCTAAATCTTGGTTAATAGCCGACGACGAAGGAAAAATAATAGAACAAGAAAACGTAGAATTTATTCAGCCGATTGCATCTATTACAAAACTAATGACGGCTATTGTTGTATTAGATTCAAATATCAACCTTGATGAACAAAGTAAAACAAGATTTCGCGGAATTAATGTTACTAATAGACAACTACTCAATCTTGCCATAGTGCATTCTGATAATAAGGCAGCAGATCTTTTATGTAAGAATTATAAAAGTGGTTATCATTCGTGCATAGGCACAATGAATGCTAAAGCTCATTCCATTGGAATGATTAACACAAAATTTTACGATAGTACTGGATTAGATAATAGAAATACTAGTAATGCTTTAGATTTAATTAAATTGTTACAAACAGCAGAAAAATATCCAGAAATAGTCAATGCCAGTAATAAAACAGTGGTTGAGATTGTTAAAAAACATAAAAGAAAATTAATTACTACAAAATACACTAACACCAACCCATTGGTTGCAAAGTATAATGTTATAGTAAGCAAAACAGGATATGTAAGAGCCAGTGGCGGTTGTTTGGTTATGAGTGCTTATGTGCAAGGTAAGAAAAAGTTATTTGTGATATTAAATTCAAAAACTACCCGTACTAGAATCCATGACATGGAAACATTAATTTTGTCAGTTGCAGGTCAGAGTTAATCTTTTTTTAATATCTTCAAAATTTAAAACAGAATAGTCCAAGTAATCAGGAGAAAATTTTGACTTATTTAAATTGTATTTCTTTAATAAAATTTCAAAATTGTCCACAAGTTCGGTTATTATTATTTTTTTAAAATCTTTATAAAACCATTTAAAATTGTGTTCTAACGTAGGTTGCATTTCTTCATATAGTTTGTCTAGTTCTGTTTTTGACAAGTTGGACAATCTTTTTATTTCGCCTACAACCTTAAGTATTCTTTTATCTGGATCAATTTCATCATCGTAACTTTCATCAATCCATTTATCAAAAGTTAAAAATCCATACTTTTTTAAATATTTTAAATTTCCTGCTGCTGCTAATAACAAAAAAGGCCGTCTCGCCACTATTGGTTTAAATATTTTTTCTGTAAGATGTAATTTATTTTCGTAAAAAATAGTTTCAGTCACTATATGAAACAATCCCAGTGATAAAGTATCTAGTTCGTCATTGGCACTTAATTTGCCTGTTGTGAATTTATGATCAATTATAAATTTAGGTGGAGTAGGAAGCAAGTTTTTATATATGAGTTTTTTACTGGCAGCACTGAGATATTTTTTATCAGATAATTCTATTTTAATTTTTTTAGTGGTATCAACTTGATTGAGGGAAATATGTCCAAGATCCTGTAGATTGTTTTCAATTAATTGGGCCAGAAAAACTAATCTGTAATTTCTATTTCCATTAATTAAGTTATTAAAGGTAATAAATAGCTTTGTGTAAGTTTTAATATGTGGCAAATATTGAATATTATTGTACCAGTCAAGAGCAGCAAATCCGTGAAAAAAATAATACCAATCAAGTAAAAAGTAATCCTTTAAAATTTTGTTTTTTTCATCACTGATTTCGGAATTAGCAAAGATATAAAATTTATTAGAAAAATAGTTTATTTTTGCAGATTCGTGTACACTAGTATGGATACAATACAACATATCCCAAGATTCATTTTGACCAACAGGTTGGGGTAAATGGTAAATTTTTTGAACTTCGTCTTTGTAAATAGGTTCTTGATCATAAAAAACTAAACACTTATGGCTATCAATACCGTGTGTCTGATCCCAGATGCAGTCTAAGTCAAGTGGATTTTTAGATCCAAATACTTTAAAAAAATGCCCTTCGCATTCTATTGGTTCAAGCAAATTTTTTGAAATTATTTTATAAAAACTATCTAAGGAAAGCATATGAAAGTTGGATTTATTGGTTTAGGAAAATTAGGACTGCCGTGTGCAGAAACAATAGCTACAAAATATTCTGTAACTGGTTATGATATTTACGCAAAATCAAGCAACACTGTTAAAATATCAGATAACATAAGAGGTGCAGTTACCGGAAAAGACATTGTGTTTGTAGCTGTGCAAACACCACATGATCCAGCATACGACGGTAGTCAACCCATTACACATTTGCCTAACAAAGACTTTGACTATTCGATAGTAAAGAATGTATTGCAAGAAATTGATACGTGGGCAAGCCCAGATCAACTTATTGTTCTTATTAGCACAGTGCTACCAGGTACTGTACGTAGAGAATTAAGAGACTGCATCACAATACCACGTTTTATCTATAATCCGTATCTCATTGCTATGGGAAGTGTAGAATGGGATATGATCAATCCTGAGATGGTTATCATTGGTACAGAAGATGGTAGTGAAACTGGAGACGCAAAGTTATTAATTGATTTTTACAAACCATTAATGGCAAATAATCCTCGATATGTAGTAGGTACTTGGGATGAAGCAGAAAGTATTAAAATCTTCTACAATACTTTTATTAGCACAAAGATTGCACTTGTTAATATGATTCAAGATGTTGCAATTAAAAACGGAAACATTAATGTTGATGTAGTTACCAATGCGTTAGCGAATAGTACTACACGTATTATAAGTTCAAAGTATATGACCGCTGGAATGGGAGATGCAGGCCCTTGTCATCCTCGCGACAATATTGCCTTACGTTGGCTGGCAGAAAATCTTAATCTTGGCTACGATATATTTGATACTATTATGAGTGCTAGAGAATCACAAGCATTGAACCTAGCACGTTATTTGAAACGTATACAATTAGAAAAAAACTTACCTATCTATATATTAGGCAAATCTTATAAGCCTGATGTAGATATACTTGATGGTAGCTATAGTCTTTTACTAGGTCATTACTTAGAATCAATACAGGCAAAGTTTTATTATGTAGATCCATTGACCGGTGATAGGCCACCTTTTACAGGATTACCTGTTATTGCATTTTTGGCACATAATAGAACAGTCACATATGGATACACCGGTGAACAAACAGAACAAGAGTTATACACAGATTTAGAACCAGGCAGCGTGGTTGTTGATCCTTGGCGTCAGTACACAACAGAGAAAGATTATCAGGTTATACATTATGGCAACACACGAATATTTTAACATGGATCCCTTCTGGGACGATGAATTTAAAAAATTAACTTACAAAAAAGAACAGTTTAATGATCCTATTACAATGATTGAATGGGAGGATGCGGGGTTCCGTGGACCTTTTGGTGGTAACATGTGCGATATGCGTAATCCACAGCCATCATGGAATAAAGAAATAATTAATTTTTTTGAACATTTAGATTGGAAAGATATAGGAACAAGTTATTATAGAATGGATCCCGGAAGTATGTTACCAAAACATGTA